AGTTGCTGGCGCAGCACATGCAGGCGGCGATGTCCAAGCTGTCGCCCACCGAGGCGTTCCCCGACGAGGCTGCCAAGGTCATCGCCGAGGTGGAGCGCAAGGAGGTCGGACGCGTTGACAAGGCGAGCTGGTACGAGCGGTTCGCCTACATAGTGGAGGATGATGCCTACTTCGACATGGACGCCCGCACCGAGATCAGCCGGGGCAGCTTCAACGCCATCTTCCGCCACGTCAACTGCAAGTCCATCCACGTCACCGGCAAGACCCCGCGCCGCATCGAAGCGTCCGTCTGCTACGACGAGAACCGCAGCGCCGCCAACGCCCGCCTGCTGCGCGGGATCACCTACGCCGCTGGCGACGGGGTGCTGGTGTCGCGCGACGGCGACGTGTACGGCAACCGCTGGCGCGACGCGCGGCCCGATCTGACCGGCGTCGCAGCCGGTGACGTGTCGCGTTGGCTCGACCACTGCCGGGTGCTGGTGCCCGAAGAGGCCGAGTTGAACCACTGCCTCGACGTGATGGCGTTCAAACTTCAGAACCCCCGCGTCAAGGTCAACCACGCGATCCTGCACGGCGGCGACGAAGGATCCGGCAAGGACACCATGTGGGCACCCGCCATCTGGGCGGTCTGCGGGCCAGGTCTCAAGAACCGTGGTCTGGTAGACAATGATGGGCTCACCTCGCAGTGGGGGTACGCGCTGGAGTCGGAGATCCTGATCCTGAACGAGTTGAAGGAACCCGACGCCAAGGAGCGCCGCACCCTCGCCAACAAGCTGAAACCTATCATCGCCGCCCCACCGGAGACGCTGCCGATCAACCGCAAGGGTTTGCACCCCTACGATATGGTGAACAGGATGATGGTGCTGGCGTTTACGAACGACCCCGTCCCCATCTCGATCTCGTCTAGCGACCGCCGTTGGTTCTGTATTTGGAGCGCCGCCGGTCGTATGCCCGCCGACGAGGCGCAGGCGATGTGGACCTGGTATCGTAACGGTGGGTTCGAGACCATCGCTCGGTGGCTGGCTGACCGTGACGTGTCCAAGTTCAACCCGGCAGCGCCGCCCATGTGGACCGAGTTCAAGGAGAACCTGATCGAGAACGGCATGAGCATCGCCGAGAGTTATATCGTGGACCAGATCCGCGCCAAGGCGGGCGAGTTCGCCAAGGGCGTCGTCGCCACGCCATTCTTCAAGCTGTGCCAGTTCTTGACGGTCAACGCGCCTGGCGGCGTCAAGATCCCGCAGGCGGCGCTGCTGCACGCCCTCAAAGAGGCCGGATGGGTGGACATGGGGCGCATTGGGTCGTTCGAGCATTCCAGTAAGCGGCACATCTACGCCGCGCCTGACCTAGCGCGGACGCAGACCAAGAGCTATCTGCGAAACTTGTTGGAGCCTGTCGCCAGCGCGGAGAGTAACGTGCGCGATTTCCCCGGCAAGAAACCCTGACAGAGTTTCTGACACGAAAGACCCCCGGTTGCGTGAGCGACCGGGGGCAAGTGGGCGTGTCGAACAAACACTAGGGACTAGACCGCCAGACGTACCGTCTGACGCGCCGGGGCGGGTGCCCCGACGATCCGGTTCATCACCGGATCTGTTTAGCGGCAAGCGCCGCATGTTCATCATCTTCGCGCAGCGCGTGTGTCGCGGCGGCCCACGCGTCTTCAATCTCGCGTGGGGGCAGATCCTCAATCACGCGCAGGTTAGCACGTAAGTTCTCGATGCGATACTCCAGCGTCTCGACGGTGTCATTAATGGCGCAGGCGGTCGCGCGGTCGTCAACGCCCAGCAAGGTCAGCAGTTCTTCAATCTCGCGTTCCATCTCGTCATGAAACGTCTGTTTCTTGCGGCCTTCGCAGTAATACGCCAGCAGCGCCGCTTCGTGGATCGCTTTGGCGGCAATCTGGATCTTTACGTAAGCGACTTCGTCATGCTCGTGTATGCCAATTTTAAACATGTCAGACTCCCCTTGGTTGACGGTGAACCATCGCACGTCAGCGCGATGGTGTAAAGAATTATTTTGCGTCCAGTGCTTTGCGGGCAATCAAGATGCGGCGGCCCAACTCTTCGTGAACTTCCACCGCCTGCTCGTGCGACAGAAGCAAAGATTGCTTGCTCGTCCATTGTTCGGGCTTGGATTTTACCTCTGCAAGGAACGTCCGCCCGATCTCCCGCAACGCCGCCTGTAGTTCTTCAATACGGTGGAAACAGCTATGCAATTCCGCCTCCAGCTTCTCGATGCGGTCGGCTGCTTCACCCCATTCCGTGCAGTAATCGCCACCGGCAGCATCCCGCTCACGCAGCCGCGTCACAAGATCATCGCTCATCTATTTTCCTTCCCATTGTCGGGTTGTTGCGCCCGCGCACGTCGGTGTTAGGCCAGACCCAGATCTCGCCCGTGTCGTCCTGGATGCACACCCATAGCAGATGGTGCTCATCGCCGTTGTCGATCAGGAAGTGCGCCAGCGCCCGCCCCAGCGGCGTGGTGAGCGGCAGGGTCGGATTGAGTTGCAGCATCATCCCCGGCCCTCCGTCAGGAACGCAGGCGCGTCCAGTGGCTCATCGTCGGGCCTGTCGGGCATGGTAGCGCGGGGCATGGCGGCGGGCGCCTGCGCTTGCACCAGGTCGCGCACCACCAGCTCGAAGTAGCCCGCGCCGTCCTGCCAGTGGTCCAGAAAGCTAGGGTCGCCGCACAGGATGCGCGCCATCTTGTCGGCGACGACCTCAAGCGCCTGCGCCTGCGCCACGTCGAGGCGGTTCCAATTGCGCGACGTGCGCATGACGTTCTTGAGGGCTTGTGAGTAGCCCGCGACTTCGCGAAATGCGCCGTGCGTCTGTTCGCGTTCGCTCAGGATCTGGTCTGTGATGCTCATTTTGATTTCCAATCTAATGCGTGACGTGCCATGTCGCCGATATATCGGTTGAAAGTTCCTTTTTCGTGCGTTTCATCGCAAAGCCGCGCGATAACCCATAAAACCCCTTGCAATCTTTCGATGCAATCGACGGCGTCGGCGCTTTGGTTTTGATATACCTCTAACCAAGCACCGAAAAACGGCTCATGTGTAATTTCAGGGTTATCTTTCAAGCCTTTTAAAAGTGTCTGAATGTTGTCGCTCATTTTTTACGGTCCTTTCTCGGGTGTAGGGCGTTCATGATGGTGGTGTGGTCGCGGTTGCAAAAGATCGCGATCTTTTTCAGCGACCATCCATGTTTGCGTAGCGCCTTGTACACGTCCGCGCGGGCGTTGGTGTAGGGCAGGGTGCGGCTTGGACCCATAGCGTCGGTCCAGGTCATGCCGTGGGGCACAAGCGCGGCCTGGGCGATGCGCCGCGCGGCGGACATGGTGTATTGAAACGACGCCGGGGGCAGCTCCGCCATGGGCGGTTCAGGTTCCGGTTCGGGCGCCGGTTCGGGTGGCGCGATGGCGACCGGGGCGCGCGGTGTGTTGCCGTTGAGGCGCGCGCGCACCGCCTTGTAGTGGTCGCTCAGGGCGAGGAAATAATCAACGCTCATGGGACCATCTCCATGAGCCAAGCGCGGGCGTCGCGCTCGTTGCGGACGTAGCCCAGCGCGCCCAGGACGGTCACACAGCGCCATGCGCGGGCTTTGGACCGGCGATAGGTGACCGGCCCATAATGCCCCAAGAGGCGGCCATAATATGAGACTGAACGGGTGCGGTCGTCATGTAGGGTTGTGGTGATCATTTAACGGCCTTCGCGTTGACACGTTGAAGATACGCAAGCGATAGCCCCAAAGCATCGCAAGCATTTTTAAAGTCAATTAACCGGGCAAAATATTGGTGCCCATATTTGCTTTCGCGCCATTTATCGGTTCCGGCCCAATACATGTCATGCGCGTTCCTGTAACGGTTGTGCAAATCGTACTCAACGTCGTCTAAACGCTTGCGGATGGGCCGCAGGCTTTTAATCTTTTTAACTTTTGTCGCCATGTCACGCCCTCCGGTTCTGAGCGCGCACCGCGCGCAAGATCTCTTGCCCATCGCTCGCCCACACGCCGCTGGCGCAGGGGCAGGGGTGCGATGGTAGCTCGCGGGCCAGCTCGCGCGCTTGCAGGGCGCGTATGGCGCTCAGGACGGCCTGGCCATACGCGTGACGGTCGGCGTCAGGGTCGCGCCTGTAGCGGTCCAAGCCGGTGAGGTGGGGATAGGGTTTTTGGTCGGCGTGCGGGTCGGCGATAGACTTCTTGCGCTTTGCCATTGGTCAGACCTCCAGATCTATAGCGCCAGCATGGCGACTAGCGCGCCCACGACTAGCATGGACATCAGGGTGAGCAGGGCTTCGAGTATCGCAATCATTGTTGAGGTTCCGTTGCGGGAGGGGCGGGGGGCGACGCGCCGGGTGGCGCGCCGTGGGGGCGATGGGGCGTATGGGCGTCACGCGCATGGGGCGGCTTGCTTCCATTCGCGGGGCGTGGGGTCGCGCTCCCATGACGCCTTGATGTGGGCGTCAAGTTGCGCCCATGAGCGGCGGCGCTCGCCAGTGTGATAGGTCGGGCGCCTGCGCACGTCTTCGATGTAAGCGGCTTCGCCGGGCGTGATGGTAGGGTTTCGCATGGTTCCGTTTCCTTCTATTGCAGGAGATTGTTTTACATCATGGCGCTTGCGTTGACAAGCGCCATGTTCGCAAATCAGGCGTTGATGAAACGGCGCGCTTTGTCGATTGTGCCATGGGCGTTGATGACCATTGACGCCTTGGCCTTGGCGCTTGTGCCGCCACAAGCGCGGCATGATGCGCAATTGGTACGGGCGCCGGCTTCCTTGGACGCCGGGCACGCTACCTCGCCAGCAAGGCGAGGCGCGTCGGCTGTCTTGACGCGAAATGTACGCCAGCCCATGGCGTGGGCGCTGGCGTGGTCGTCGGCGCTATCAGCGCTCGCCATGCAAAGCAGCTTGAATGCGGCGAACTTAGGATTGCGCCATTGATGCGTATAGCCGTTGATGGCGCTGGCGTTAACCGTAGCGCGGCGCCAGATCTGGAACGGCGCGGCGGTAGGGTCGCCGTAGGTTCCAATACGAAACGCCAGCCCGGCGAACAACGCCGGTATGATTGCAGGATCGTAATCAACGCCCGGCACGGCGTAGCGCCCGCGCTTAAAAGCGCCGTAAACCGACATCACGGAACGCCCGACGTTCACATAGCAGGAACCATTGTTCGCGGGGCGATGCATGCAATCGCCGCACACACTAGCGTCAAAACCGGTTTTGAGCGCCGTCAATGGATCGATATCGGAGCGGATGACGAAAGTCTGGACCATTGCGCCAGTCTTGGCGTTTGTGCTAGCGGCGGTAATCCGATTGGCGATAACGACAATCGGCGCGCCGTCTAGTGCGCTAGCGCCTTGGTACAGTATCACGCCGGTGAATTTTGCGCGCTTAAGCGCCGCTGTCATTTCTTGCGCTGATTTGATCATCTTGTGTTTGTCCTATCGTTTGGCGTCATTGCGCGCCGTTTCGATACAAACCAATGTAAAGGATTTTTGAGCATTAGCAAGCGGAAAATGCAGAAATGGCGAAAAAAGTTTTAGGCTAGTGCTTGGTCAGGTTTAGGCGCGTCATTAGGCGTGCGAATTGTCGAGAAATCCGGCTTGTTCGGCTATTTAGAGTATCATTTAGATATACCTTAAGAAGATTAAATGTATATTGTATAGCTCTAGCTGTAGGCTGTGTGGAGCTGTGACGTGTTCCGCGCGACTAGCCTAAAACGCCTAACGAACATTTTCTTCCGGTTCTCTGGCGATTAATTGCTAAAATGCGTGACCATTTGACGCCTAACCAAATGACTATGTAGAAGACGCGCGCACCCTAGCGCATCGCATGGGCTCATTAGGCACATTGGGCTATCGCTCGCCCATAGCCCAAAAAGCCCAAGGCCATGCGAGCGCCAAGCGAGCGCAAGCTAGCGTAGGACGCAATGTGCGATTGTTGGCGCATAGCCTAAAACGCCTAAGCTCCAGGCTCTATTGCCTAGGCCGTGTAGCTATTGCCATGGTCAAGCTTGGAGGGGGGGGAGGGCCTTGCGCCGCCCGGTCACGGTCACGGAGGGATTGCAAACAATTTTTTTTAAATATAAAATGTCTTACATGACCTGGCACACGCTTCCCCACGAACCACGCAAGCTCCAAGCCACCGAGGCGCGGTTGGACGCCATCTATTGGGCGGCGCGCAATGGCTTGAAGGGTGACACGTTGGCGCTGGCCGCTGGGATGCGTCCGTCTGAGTATCGGCAGCTCTGCGAATTCGATCCGCTGACGGAGATGGCCGAACAGAAGGGACGCGCTGACGGCGAAATGGAAGTGTCGGGCATACTGCACGAGGCGGCGCGGCAGGGCGACGCCAAGGCGGCGCTGGAGATCTTGAAACACGCGCATGGGTGGACCGCCAAGACGGCGGTGGACATCAACATAGACCAGACCATATCGGTCAAGCACGCCTTGGAGATGGCCCAGCAGCGGGTGCTGGAGGGGGCGTTTACTGTCGTGGAACAGCTAGAGGATACAGACCGTGCAAACACCAATCTATTCGGCTCAGGACGAGATGGAGGTGATGGCGCGGTTGTGGACGCCCGCGCTGAAGAACGACCCCCTGAAGTTTGTGCTGTACGCGTTTCCGTGGGGGCAGAAGGGGACGCCTCTTGAAGACTTCGCTGGGCCGCGCAAATGGCAGCGCGAGGTGCTGCATGAACTGGCGGAGCACATAGCGCAGAACAACGGCAAGGTTGACTTCGACACGCTGCGGATGGCGACCAGTTCGGGGCGCGGCATTGGCAAGTCGGCGCTGGTGTCGTGGCTGGTGATCTGGATGCTATCGACGCGCATCGGGTCTACAACCATCGTGTCGGCCAACTCGGAAGCGCAGCTCAGGTCGGTGACGTGGGCGGAGATAACCAAGTGGCTGTCCATGAGCCTCAACAGCCACTGGTTCGAGATCAGCGCCACCCGCGTGGCCCCGGCCAAGTGGCTGACGGAGATCGTGGAGAAGGATCTGAAGATGGGCACCCGCTACTGGGGTGCGGAGGGGCGGCTGTGGAGCGCGGAAAATCCCGACGCCTACGCGGGGGTTCACAACTTCCAAGGCGTGATGCTGGTGTTCGACGAGGCCAGCGGCATCGAGGACAGCATCTGGTCGGTGGCGGCGGGTTTCTTTACAGAGAACACGCCCAACAGGTTTTGGATGGCGTTCAGCAACCCCCGGCGCAACAGCGGGTACTTCTATGAGTGCTTCAACGGCAAGCGGGACTTCTGGCGCAACAAGATCGTGGACGCCCGGTCGGTCGAAGGGACCGACAAGGCGGTGTACCAGCAGATCATCGACGAGTACGGCGCGGACAGCAACCAGGCGTACGTCGAGGTCTACGGGCAGTTTCCCAGTGCATCGGACGATCAGTTCATTGGTAGCCATCTGGTTGACGAGGCGATGGGGCGCGACAAGTGGAAGGACCAGTCGGCCCCCATCGTCATCGGCGTGGACCCGGCGCGGTTCGGGGCGGACTCGACGGTCATCGCCGTGCGGCAGGGCCGGGACATCATCGCTATTAAGAAGTACCGGGGCGACGACACGATGGAAGTCGTGGGCCGCGTG